GAGATATCCACTTGACATTCCCAAATAACGTTGTTATTGGTATCAAGCGTGATGTTACTGTTTACCGCTTCTTCTGGCCACGTAAGGACTCAATCGAGTACACAATGTATACTCGTGTTGGCGTTCAAATCGAGCAGGCAGACGCTTGGGTAGTTGTAAAGAACGTTAAGGTTGCTTCTTAATTAATTAAGAATTAAACTACCGAAAGGCCCCCAATTAATTTTGGGGGCTTTTCATTTTAATTTAACAATGCTATAATTAAAGGACCTAGAAAAAGGAGAATATAAGTATGTCGTTTGACACATTAAAGGTAGCCGAATTAAAAGTAATTGCAGAAGATTTTGCGGTTGACACAGAAGGCTTAAAGAACAAAAAAGACATTATTGCAGCCCTATCCGAAGAAGGAGTTTCTTGGTCAGTCTATCAAAAGACAAAGCAGGAAATTGAAGATAATCTAGAAGAGATTGAAATAATTCCTAGACTAGATCCAAAAAAGGTAGACGCAGACTCTATTTTGGTAAGAATGACAAGAGAGAATTATCGATACGATATTCATGGTCATACATTTACAAAAGAACATCCGTTCGTTGCAATGCCAGAAGAAGACGCTCAAAAAATTTTTGATACAGAGGAGGGTTTTCGTTTAGCGACACCAAAGGAAGTCCAAGACTTTTATCACTAAACGTTAACATAAGTTAATGGCAGAAATATATAAATCTCAAACATCACCAGTAAAGACTAAGATATATTGGGGTGGAGAAATAACAGACGCAGATGGCGCAGTCACTGCAGCTGTAAGCGAGGTGCTTGGCAATAATAGCTTTACATTGCTTGCAACCTATACTGCCACAAAACTAGAATCAGACATAGGTACGTATCAAATAACGATACCTTATACCATGACGTCAGTCCCTAAAAAGCTTACAATAAGATGGACATATACTATAAATGGAGTCCAGGGAGCCAATACTCAAATTGTAGATATTGTAACCCCTTATGTAAATATAGCAGACGTGATAGATGATTTAAATTTTGGAACAGATCAGTCTGACCCTAACTACAAAAATTATAATGAACTACAACTTGCTGAAAAGTATGCTAGAAAATTAATTGAAGCATACACAAACCAGGTTTTTTATCCTTATATTGGAACCCAAGTTGCACAGGGGTATGGGTCAGACATACTTCCACTTCCAATTAGAATAGAACAAATTACAAGATTATATGAAGAAGATGTAAAGGTATTTGAAACAGGCCAGACATCAAATAATTGGTTTTATACACCAATAGTTTCTGAATCAAATTATGGAATTAGAGTTAATATACAAGACCTACAAGATAATTTAATATACTCAGCAAATGGAATGATACCACCTTCAGTAAATAGCAGATCATATTCAGGAACATTTAAGAAAGACTTTAGGTATGTTGTTGACGGTGTCTTTGGTTGGCAGTATGTTCCAGATAATGTAAGAGAAGCATGCAAGATTTTGATGCAACAATATTTTGAAAAAGATCGTGCATGGAAAGACAAGTATGTAAAAAACATTAGCACATTTGACTGGAAGTTTGAATTCATGGAGGATGCACATAGAGGCACAGGAAACCTATATGCAGATCAACTACTTGCACCATATATAACAAACGGTATGGTTGTATTTTAAATGAGCCTGGCAACTTCCCTAATGCCACTTCAGCTTGACATATATCTTCAATCAGATACACAAGATGAAAACACTGGCGCTATCAAAAAAGACTGGGCCTATTCTAAAACAATGCAGTGCTCTGCAAAAGGAATAATATCTAACTCTGGAACAGGCCGTGGCGGTGATAGACAAACCCTTAACACAAAATATTCTAACGAACAGATGCTTGAAATAAGAAGCGTTGATCAGATTACTTATAGAGATAAGATAACAAACATTAGAGACATTAAGGGTAACATAGTTTGGAAAGAATTAGACTTTCCTTCAGAGACCCCAACAGTATTTGAAGTAGTTAGCTCAACACCGATAACAGATCCATTTGGCAATATACTTGCATATAACTCTATTGTTAAAAGATCGGAGAACCAGCAAATTGGAATCTAATGTCGCACTTCTTCGAGCCGCAAGCGGACTAGAAAGATTAATGGCTGGAGCCCCAGTAGGCCCAGTAAAAGATAGCAATGTAGCACAGATATCTGCATTCCTATATCATCAAGCTAATGTCCTTGCCAAATTAGATTTAGACGCAGCATTTAAAAAACTATTTAAGAGCACAATATTTGATTGCATTAATAAAGAGTTTGGTCAGTATATAGATGCAAAGGCAAGAGTAAAACCAAACTCATTGCACCATGTATACGAGTGGAATAAAACTGGGCAGCCTACAAGTAGACTATTCCTATTAAAACAAATAGACTCATCTGGACTATCATTTAAAATAGACTCAAACTTTATTCTTTCAAGATCAGCTGTTCCATCAAGAAACAAAAAGCAAAAGAAGAAATACATATTTGCAAATAAGGCTGATGTAATGGAAGCTGGTCTACCAGTTATAATAAGACCAAAGTCTGCAGAAAGACTTGTATTTGAATTAGACGGAATAACAGTCTTTATGCCAAAGGGCTCGTCCGTAACAGTAAAAAGCCCAGGCGGAAAAGCATCAAGCAATCAATTTAAATTGGCCTACTCACAATTCTTTTCAGGCAACCTAGTGAATATAGCAATCAAAAATTCTGGATTTCAAAACCTATTTAATGCGGGAATGACAAAAGCACTAGCAGTCCCAGGATCAATAAAGAAAATCCAATATTCATTTAGCCCTAACGCAATAAGAGCAGAGGCAGATATGTCATTGGCAAAAGCATTTGGAGGGGCACTATGATAGATTATAATATAGACGCAATGTATGAGATAAGAAAGCACCTATGGCAGGAGCTTATATTGAATAAGATATTCAATGACTCAGATTACTATAGTGATAATATAGGCAAAGAGATTATCCCAATTATCCCAGTCCAGCAACAGCCCGAATTAAATCAATTTTTAAGCGGCAAGAAGCATATAGTGTATGACAAGATAGGCCTATCCTATGAAGACAATTGGATGATATGCTGTGAGAAGATGCTGTTTACCATATATGCCACCGATTTTTCAGAGATCAATCAGATTAGAAATTTAATGCTAGACGTATTTAGAAGAATGGACGACTCAGCCAAAGACCTAAATGCCTCAAAATCAACCCCAAAGATTAAGTTCTTTAATACCATGGTTGTTGAAATATCACCCACTGAGCCATCCCAAGAACTGCAGGGATTTTTGTCTGCAGATGTAATCCTTGAGGTTAAATATGCAAGAATAACAGACGGGGCTGGAAGATTTAACTAGGTTGCTTTTGGGTGCATTATACTCTAAAATTAGTCTTAGAGGAAAAGAGCCTAGCCAGCTTGATTTAAAGTTTTAAAGTTTTAAAGTAAGTCAATATATATATATTTATTTAACAGGAGGTTTTAAAATGGCATCAGCCAAAAATATTTTAGTAGGAGCTTCTCCGCTATTCTTGTCAGCTTCTGATTCAACAACAGCTGGATATGTAGCAGACATGGAGCCAGGAGCAGCAGGTGGCGTAGCATTCGTAACAAAGAACTTAGCAGCAACACCAGCAGTTCCAGCAACAGTTTCATACACAGATACTCTAAATGCAAACGCAGCAGCAGCATCACCAAAGTGGAGAAACGTAGGATTTACAAACAATGGTCTACAAATTACTTACAACCCATCATACGGTTCAGTAACAGTAGATCAGCTTCTTGACTCAGCAAAACTTTTTAAAGAGTCAATGGAAGTTATGATTGCAACAGAGCTTGCAGAAGGTACTCTTGAAAACGTTCTTGCAGTATTTGGTCAAGCAGGCGCACCAACAGTAACAGGAACTGGAGACTCAAAGAAGTCTACAATTGGTATGGAAGCGGGAGCTCTTGGTATTGCACCAACAGAGCGTCAGCTAGTAGCAGTTGGTCAGGCACCTACAGAAAGCGCAACAGCAGCAGAGCGTGTATATTATGCACGTAGAGTTCTTTCTGTACAACAGTCACAGTTCTCTCTATCACGTAACGCAGCAACAACATTCCCAGTTACTTTCCGTCTACTTCCAGTAGCAGAAAAAACTGGCTCTGAATACGGTATCATTGTAGACCGTGTCCTAGTAGCATAATTAATTTAATTAATTAATAGGACCCCCCAAGAAATTGGGGGGTTTCCTATTGCCCTTATATTTTCTATATGATACAATAATTATAAGTAGATCCTAGGAGGATTAAATTGGCAACAACAGTATATGATGTAGAAGAAATTACATTACAAAATGGAGACAAAGTTACGCTTAAGCCTTTAACAATTAAAGACCTAAGAGCGTTTATGGAAGCCATAAATAAGACAGCAGAAGCAACAACAGAAAATGATACGTTAACAGTATTAATTGATGCGTGTGCAGTTGCACTATCTAAACAACTACCAGAATTGGTAAAGGATAGAGACTTACTAGAAGACGCACTAGACGTTCCTACAATCAATCGCATTCTTGAAGTTTGCGGTGGGATTAAGATGGACGACCCAAACCTTCTAGCGGCAGCGGTTCTGGCTGGTCAGAACTAGATCTAGCCGCTTTATTGGGTGAAGTTTTTCTTTTAGGAAACTGGAAGAATTACGAAGAACTAGAAAACAGTCTTTCAATGCCAGAACTGATTCAAACTTTTAAATCAATGCAAAAGTCAGAGTCAGAAAAAAGAAAATTCTTAGCTTCAATTCAAGGAGTTGATTTGGGTCAAGAAGAAAATGAAAATAGTACCACCTTTGAAGATGTTCGAAGAAGAGCACTTGGAGTAAATGCGTCAGCAGATGACGTTATTGGACTACAAGGTTCGTTTGCAGCAGAAGCTGGATTCGGAGTCGGAGCAGGACTGGGGTACTCCAAGGAGTAAAAGTAGTTGGTCGATCAAAATATTAATACCAACATAACTGCGACGGCGAATTTTAGTAGCCTTACAGCGCAGTTACAGGCCGTTACAGCCCAACTCATAAAACTTCAAACGACTACTGTTGGGTTAAACCAAAAGCTTCAGGGTCAAATAGGACAGATGAACAGGTCCTTCGTAGATACTATGCGATCAACGGGCCAGTTCTCTTCCCACTTTGTTACACTATCATCTGATGTAGATAAGTTTGGTAAAAACTTAGACGCAGGCAGAATGAAACTTGGCCAATATTTCAATACATGGCAAAGTCATGCAAAGGGCACAACCAATATAGTAAAAGAATTAGCAAAGCAGCAAGTAATGCTGCAAAATGCTGTAGTACAACCACTTGGTAAAAATGCTCAGGGCTTGATGCAATACAACGTAATGGTTGCACGAGGCTTAGATGAAAACAAAAACAAGCTTCAGCTCTTAAGACAAGAGCAAGCAATAATGAACAAGGTCATGCAAGATGGATCTAACCAATTAATTAACTGGGGTAAGAATACACAGTGGGCTGGTAGACAGCTTACCGTTGGACTTACTGTACCAATTGCTGCTTTTGGCGCAGCAGCATCAAAAGCGTTCAGAGACGCAGACGCCGAGCTTATTAGACTACAAAAGGTTTATGGCGGATTAACTGCATCTACTACTGCTGAGCTTGAAAAGGTCAGAAGAGATGTAACTGGTATAGCCAAAGAGATGGCATCGGCATATGGAGTTTCATTTAAAGACACAATCGCACTAGCTGCAGATCTTGCTGCCACTGGTAAACAAGGCGCAGACTTAATGAAAGCAACACAAGAAACAACAAGACTTGCGGTGCTTGGTGAAGTAGATAGACAAGATGCAATGAAAGCAACTCTTGCTATTCAAAATGCATTTAAGCAAAACACACAAGAGCTTACAGAATCAATTAACTTCCTCAACGCAGTTGAAAACCAGACATCAACAAGTCTTGCAGATCTAACTGAAGCAATTCCAAAAGCTGGTCCAGTCATTAAATCATTGGGTGGAGACGTACAAGATTTAGCTCTCTACCTAACAGCAATGAAAGAAGGCGGAGTAAATGCCTCAGAAGGAGCTAACGCAATTAAATCTGCAATGGCATCTCTCATTAACCCTACAAAAGTTGCAAGAGAAATGTTTGCTGGATTTGGAATTGATATAGCTGGAATTGTTACATCTAATGCTGGAGACCTAACAGGAACAATTGTTGCACTACAGAAATCTTTAGATAGCCTTGATCCACTAAGCAAATCAAAAGCAATTGAGCAGCTATTTGGAAAGTTCCAGTTTGCTAGAATGTCTGCTCTGTTTGAAAACCTTGGAAAAGAAGGAAGCCAGACGCTGCAGGTTTTAGATTTGATGAAAGCCAGCACACAAGAATTAGCAGCTATCTCTGACCGAGAATTAAAAATGATGACAGAGTCTGCATCTGGTAAGTACCGCAGAGCTCTAGAATCAGTAAAGGCAGACCTTGCTGTTATTGGAGAATCTTTCTTAAAGATAAATACTTTTATATTAAATGTTATTGATGGAATTGTTAAGTTTGTTGGAAAACTTCCTGGACCAATTAAATCTATATTAACATTTGTGGGCGGACTGACTGCAGTTGCTGGACCACTTATCATGCTTACTGGTGTGCTTGCAAACTTCTTTGGATACATAGTAAAGGGAATGTTTAGCCTAAAGCAATTCTTTAAAGGCGGAGAGCAGTTCAAGCTTCTAACCCCAGAGCTAGTTGCAGCAGATGCTGCAGCAAAAGCAGTAGGAGAATCATTCTATAGCGATGCAAAGGCAGCAAAGGTATTTGAAGATGCAGTACTAGCACTGTCTAGATCATTTGATATTTTGCAAACAAAAGCAGCAATGGCAACACAGGCAACTCACTCAAGTGTAAACGTTAGCACAATCGCAGGTAATGCTGTCACTTCAGGCGCAGGGTTTGATAGAGTTGTTGACAAAGACAGCCCTTATTTGGGCAAGCCTTACTCTAGAGATATGTCTCACACAATTCCATCTGGACAAGAACAGCTTGGAACAATATTTGGAGTAGTTCCTGGAACTGGTCCAGTAAATAGAAAGATTAGTAATAACCCACAGATGTACATGGACGGAGATCTTCCAAGAGTTCCTGGAGTAACTTCTGTAAACAGCGTTTCAACAGGCATAGTGGCAAGCGAAGCCGCAAAGTGGCACTCAATGACAGCGGCAATTGCAATGCAGTCAAAAGAAGAACTTGCATTACTTAAGCAAGAAGTTGCTGCAACTGGAACTGTAACAGCAGAACTATCCGCATCGTATTCAGCAATGCTACCACCAATGGTAGAGCTAACATCTATGGCAGCTGCAGAAGGTGGAGCAATTGTAGCAGAACTTAAGGCTGGCAAAATAACTGTAGATCAGGCAAGAGCAAAGATTAT